GACAGCACCTTGCTGGTGATGTTCTTCAGCTCTTGAGAGTTGACGTAAAGGACGGTCGGCGACAGCTCGAAATTGTCCCACATCTTCTGAAACATCGTGTCGATTTCGATGACCGAGCCGCGGCCCGATGCAGTCAGCGACGTCCCAGTGCCCGCTGTGCCGGTGGGCATGACGCTGACATAGGCGTTCGACCCGGGTTTGAGCGCCGTGGTCAACAGCCCGTCATAGGCATAGCTGGAGTTGGCCGAATTGTCTCCAGTAATCGCCGTCTGTGACTGGTTACCGGTGCTGAGCGGGGCAGTGACGGCAAAGCTGTTGATCGTCGTGATCGTCTGCAAGGTTTCGGTCCCGGTCGCTGTCGAGATATACCAGGCGTAGGCAACGGCACCCGGCATCGCGACGACGCTGCAGAATAGGGTCTGGCCGAGGGTTACGGCCTGGCTCGCCTCCGCGCTGATGTTCGACGAGCCGCCGGACAGCGAATAGCTCTTCCCGTCGGCTCCCGTGACGTTCTTCGAGGTCGCCACGCCGTTCATGACGGTCGAATTCTGATATCCTTCAAGCGTCAGGCCGACGACCTTGACGAAGTAGGGTTCCCGAGGGAAGTATCGCGCCGCTGCCCGATGCCGACAATGTCGGGGTCGCCGGCGTGCCGAGTGACAGTGAGGCGTTGCCGGCGAGGATCGCCATCTCCTCCTTGAGCATCATCTTTTGCAGCAGGCGAAAGGTCATTCGCGCCTGAATATCCTCGAATTGGCGTCCTGCCGAAATCGCTTCGAAGGTCGCCGCGTCCTCCTCGCCAATCGTCACATAAGTGGCCGATTTGTTCGAGGTCGAATAAGACATTTGGCCCGAGCGCTGGCCTTCTGGTACCCAGCCCATAGCATCGAAACCGGAGCCCATGATTGTGTTGACTTGGCGCCAGTTCGTCGCTGAGCCGGTGCCGCCGCCAACGCGCGGCATAACGTTCCGGATCGGGGTCACAAACGGATAGAGGTTTTTGGCCGGTGCTTGAAGGTCATAGGCGAGCAGACCGGTCGCGGTCGAGATCGACTTGGCGAGCGCGTGGTCTGGCTTGGCTAGAGCCCCCTTCAAGAGCTCCAGCGATTCCTGAGTGATCGGATTCATCGAAAAATCCTCCCGAAAGGGGGGCAACGAGAGGCCGGGCCGAAAGGGTTCGGCCTGGAGGTCGCCGACCGGCCCCCGGCGTACGTCAGCGTTCGGCTGTCGTTACGCCGAGCACTCGGATCGGATTGGCATAGCTCGCCTTGATCAGGGTGAGGGTCTGCTCCTCCTTACTCATCTTGGCAAGCGCGGACGCTATCGCCTCCGGCGAGAGCGGGGTGTCACCGGCACTTCCGGTGCTACCGCCGTCCTGCTGCTTCGACACCGAGACGCTGCCTCTGGCGATTGTCAACGGTGGAAGCGGAGTGCGGGCGATGTCGTCGACCCGCTTCGACAGCCGATCGAGCAGCGGCACCATTTCGCCGAGCGCCTTGGCCAGCGCCGTCTTTTCGGCCCGTTCGTCGGCCAACACCTTGGCGAGGTCTTCCGTCCGTAAAGCTTTGACTGACTCAAGTTCAGCGCCCTCAGCTTTCGCCTGGGGCAGGCTCTGATGCTCTTGTTCGCCGATACTTGAAGCGTCGCATTTGGCGCCGGCAGTGGCCAGGTGGCCGTGCGTCGTGCGCAGGTGCGCCATCATTTCGGCGGAATGGCGAGCCCCAGCCTTAGCGACCTCTTCGGTGTCAGCGCTTCCTGCAGGCGCCGGTCCCAATTCAGGACTTGGCGACAGCTGAAAGCATGCCATCCCACCGGTCAGCTTGCTGATGCATTCATGGGCGATATCCATTAGGTCCTGGTGCGCGCGGCCGCGCTTGCCACATGCGCTCGACCCTTTTGAACTGTCGACCGTGGCATTGTCACCGAGGTGGAAATCCGATGGCGGCGCCTCTGTCTGCGGCGCCATATGCTCGATATTGCCCGCTGCGTCGACGGTCGAAGTCTCCCACGGAGCCGCGCCGGCCTCGCGGAGATGGTCGCAAGCCCCGACCATGTGCGCCTTCTCATCGACCGACAGGCCGTCGATCTTCAGGCATTTGTCGCAAGCGCAGAGAGCCATGTCCACGAGCGCTTGGTCACCTTGCGAATGCTTGGCCTCGGCCCTCGCCAAGGGCAAGCTCTTGGCGACGAGAGCGGCGGCGAGCTTCTGCATGTGCGGGTTCCCTGTCTTGAGGAGAGCGGCAATGCGCGCAGCTCCGGGGATACTGGCGGCCATTGCGAGCAATTCGGAAGCGCGCTGCGGGAGACACTCGCCATCCAGTTGCACGTCGCCTAGAAGCTCATCCATTTCTTTGGCCACTAGCGCGTTCAGAAAGCCGCACATTTCTGTGATGATCGCCTGGAGCCGCGGCCGCTGCGGCGACGCATCGCCCTCGATCGCTGCCTCGACCTCGAGTGCTTCCTGGAGCCAGTCGAGGTCGTGAATTATTTGAGCCACGTGACCGACATCACAAAGCGCCTTGGTCAGCGCTGCGGAAGATGCCCTTTCGTCACCCTTGGCCGAGGGAGGCCCCGCGATGTCGATCTTCTCCTTCCAAGCGGCGATGATGGCAGCTCTGATACGGCCGACTTGATCGGCAGTGTATCGCTGAGCGTTGCTGGGTCTGTTGATGTAGTTCCAGGCAGCGCGAATGTGGCGCTCTGTGTCGATCGGGTAACGAGGCTTTCCGTCCGACTGGTATCCTGGATCGGCGTAATTTAGTTCCTTGTGGCCCCCGAGCGAACTGCAGGACGTGATCCTATTCTCACAGTCATCAGCCCCCTGCTCCCCGCCAGGGGCAAGCTTGGCGAGCACCCCTTCGGCTGTCTCGATTGCTCTTTTTGCTGCGTCGATCGCGGCTTCGGTTTTGGCAGCACTGTCGGCCTCTCGCTCGCCCCCCGGCAGCGAGGTGAGAGTCGTTTGTGGTGACGGCAGCAGATGAAGGTCTGCTGCGCCGAGCGCGCGCCTTTCGAGACATTTGACCGCGTCGCCTTTGCCGCGATGATGATGGTCCGCCACCCCACAAGCCCAGATCTGAATCGGAGGGTTGAGCGGCTCTCGCGTAGCCGGTGTTGATGGCACTGGATCCCCAGGACCTGGCCCGGCGACGCCTGCGGCGGCTTTCCAGCAGTCGAAAATCGCTTCCGGATTCGCCGGACGATCGACGAGCGAGATTTCGTTGAGGACCAAGCCGGTGATAGCCTTGGGGTTGCCGGCCTCGCGCTGTGTGACTCGGCCGCCGATCGAAAAGCCGCGGTAGACTTGGGTTCTAACTTTGGCGATCGCGATTGGGTCGACGACATGGGCGACGATGCGCGTCGCCCCATCGTCACCCACCTCGGCTTCGAGCGTCGTCCCAGCGGCCGAGAGCTGGTGCATCTCGCGCAGTGCCGGGAAATGCATGTAGTCGGGGATCGCCGCGCGCATCGCGTCAGCCCGAACGATCTCACCCTGGTCGTCCACTACCTCCGACGACGCGATCCCGTGCACCCGCACGGTTCCATCGTCCTGAGGCTCGACCTTTTGTATTGCGCCATAGAGTCGCATAATCAACATCCCGCCAATGAGCCGCGCGAGCGCGTCCTGTAGCTGGTCATTTTCCCGACGACTCCCGACCAAGCGATCCCGCATCAGATCCCCGGTCGCCGGCGGCGACAGGCGCTGGCTGCGAAAGCGTCGGGAGCGGCCGGCCTACCGCCTGTGCCAGTATCTCGATCGCTTCAAACACCTGACCCGCCGCCGTCGAATTGTCCGGAACGAGAATTTTGACCGCCGCGGCGGCGACACCCGCCCAGACAGGGTCTCCCGTAACGAAATAGCAGACGGAGCCGGCGAGGATGCCAAGGCCGATGACCGTGCTGGGCTGGGGTGGCCAGCGGAACGCTGTCTTCTGGAACATATGTCTGTTACTCGATCAGTTCATCGCATTGACTTCAAACCAGGTGGCAACCACGTCATTGGCTGCGCCGGTCGTGTAGGACGAACCCGTAAGGGCAATGACAATAGCGCCCGACTCGACCGCTGTCGGGAAGACCGGCAAGCCGATCCCGCCATGAATGCCGCCGAGGATCACTGTCCCTTGCGCGTACTGCGTGTTAGAGTTGGCAGGGCCGTATTTGAAGACGTTGGCCGTCAGCTGCCAACCGACGTTGTTGTTCGGTATCGTCCCGTAGAGCCACGGACCCGTGTCGGCGATCACGTTGCCGCCGGTAACCACTCCCGCGGAGATCGTGGTATTGCACCACAGCTTGACACGCTTGTCGTTGGTTGTGGCTCCAGTGCGGCCTTGGGCGGTGATGCAGAGTCCACGGCCAGCGACATCAAAGCTCGATGCCGGCAGAGTGTAACTCGCCAGTACGTCGTCGGCGGTATCCGCATTATTGCCGGTGAGTGCGCTGCCGATCTGGCGGTTCAGATTGCCGTCCGCGAGAATAGTACCGGTTCCGTTGCCAAAATACGTCAGCATGCTAGAGGGCACGACACCGACCCCGGGGACGAGCCGTCGAGTACCCAGATCGCGGCACCGATCGCTGCCGACAGGCAGGTCCAGGCGCGGCTAGTCGAGGTGTTGAGCCAGCGTGAGCCGACCGAATAATCCTGCGTATGATCGTCGGAAGCACTTGGATCGGTCGTCGCCGAAAGGTTGTCATAGGCGGGCAGCATGGCGCAGCCGCTGCGGATCAGATCGATCACATCGCCGGTCGCCGCCGCGGCGATGACGCCCTTCGCGTCCGCCGTGTACGAGGCGCCCGATGTCTGATACCGCGCGTAGGGGGCAGGTGCGAACAGCTTTGTGGTCATGGCCGAGTTTTCCTGACTGTCACGAACCCGGTGGTTTGCAAAGGACCGTTGCGTTAAGCTTGAGCATGCGGCCATCGCTTAGAGCGGCCGAGGCTTCGAGGATATAGGTGCCGCCGGCCGCGGTGGTCGGCATGCCGCCGATCGAGGCGACCGAGAAGAACCCAGCACGCGTTTGCAGCGAGCCATCGGCCGAGGCGCGCAGCTGGATTGCTGTCTGGGTCGAGACCGACAATACCCGAGACTGCGGCGCCGGGTCGGTGGCCGTCTGAAACGGGGCTAGCGCGCAGGTCCAACTCGTCGAAACCATCGTCGCTGCACCCATATCCGCGGTAAAATCGAAAGCGAAGTTGTCGATCTCGCCGATCTCGATCGGATCGAACGGCGTTGCCAGGCGCATAGCCGAATTCCTCGTTGGCCTCTAAAGCGGGTGGCTACTGTGTGAAACCCCGAAGACGCTCTGGTCGCCGAGCAAGTCCGGCAAGCCTGTAAGCTCGAAGGAGGCCGAGCCAGCAAGACGCCGAATTTCAAGGCAGGAACGGTACCGCTTTTTGCAAGAACATTGCCAGGATCAAGCCACCGACGCCGTTGCAAGGTGCATTTGGCCCTTGCGTCGCGGATACCAAGAGTCGATCGGCCTCGATCAGTGAGGCCAAGCCGGGCTTTGGTGCAGTCTCGACCGCATCGGCGACGGGCCCCAAAGCGAGCCAGCACGCCGCTCCTTGCGGGTCACCACCTTGGGTCGCGACCTGTGCCGCGTTAGTCAGATCGGCGGCCGCGAGCTTGCCGACCTCGGCACATCCTGATAGCGCCAACAAGGGTATAAGTGCGCAAGGAACAAAGGGTCGCTTTTGCATTGCTTGAGCCTTTTTACAGTGTAGATCGGATCCTACCGGCACCGCGACGGCCACGAACGAATGGAAGCCGGTCGCGGTCTTTTCACAACCGTTTCAGAACACGCAGGCGGCCCGGTGTGCTGAGGAGGCGTCGTTTGCCGGGGGAGGCAAGCAGACGCTCTAGCGACACCCGCACTGGCGGCGGCAGTAGCGCGAGCCATTCGAGGAGCGCGCCGTTATCGCCACTCTGCTGAGCCAGAGCTTCGAGAACTGTCGGTGTTATGACGCTGACGCCAACCGCAGACCCAGCGGCCGATAGCAAGATCCGACGAACACGCCCGTCTGCCGTGCGCCGACGTAGGATGACACTGACGGTCGGCGTCGGCTGCAGAAGTCGCCGGAGACGCCCATCTGCCGTGCGATGGCGCAGGATCTTTGACATTCATCCCCCGCCCCTGGGCGGCCTACCACATGTGGAACAATCGACGGCCGCCGCCAGCGTTGCCGGGGCCGGTGCTCGCTAGGATCGATAGGATTGCAGACAACGCGTTCGATGAGATCTGATGGTGCACCGAGGTGTAGTCGATCATCCCGTCAAAGTGCACCGGCTGCACAACCGTTTCGAGCTGCTTCACTGCCACGGTGTAATGTTGGACGAACATCGGATAGGTCACGCCATAAGTCGTGTTCGCTCCGACTCCGACAAACTGAGCGTTGCCAAAGCAACAGTCGTCGGCATAATTCAGGATCTGAAACTGGCGCCTGTTTGGCCCGTACCCATTCATCACGTAAAGATCAACGTACCCGGCGACAGAGTAAAAGTTGGTCCAGTTCAACTCGGCGCAGGCGCCCGTTGTGCAGTTGTCGCCGCAGATCGCATAGCTGATATTGCAGCCGAAAGTCGCATTGAAGATCATGCCCGGCCAGCTGCCGGCGACCGGAATGCTCGTCTTGATGCGCGTGTCGAGCGCTGGTA